ACTGAGATACAAGTGGCCAACATATATACGCCGAACCCGAACGATGTGAACCACTATCTCATCGTGATAGGTCAGGATTCGGTCGAATTCTGGGTGGATGACATCCTGCGTGGGGAAATATCGAGAGCTACCGCACTGGGCTCTCCATGCCAGTCGAATTCTCTTCCGATACTGATCCGTAACTACAACTCCGGGGTCGTGTCCTCCGCCATCCAGTTGAACGTCGCGCAGATCGCCGTTACGTTGGGTGATATGGACAGCGGTAAGGACTGGGCCACGTCCATGGTCACCAATGGGCAATCGACCATTTCCGCGCCGGATGGCCAGACAGCAGCACAAACGGCGAACTACGCCAACAGCGCAGCTCCAGCCTCTGCCACGCTCTCCAACACAACGGCGGGGTACGCTACGTTGGGAGGGCAATTCCAGTTCGTTGCTGTGGCCGGAGCGGAGACCGATTATGCCTTGTTCGCATATCTTAATCCTGCTGGAACATCATTGATACCCGGGAAGACCATGTTGGTAACGGGGGTCAGGATAGATACCTTCAACATGGGCGCTGCGGTCGCCACTACACCAACTACATTACAGTGGGCCATCGCCGTTGGAGGTACAGCCGTAACGCTGGTGACGACGGACTCGGCAACCGCCGGAACAAGAGCGGCAAGAAGATTGCCGCTGGGAACACAGGCTCTCGTTGTCGCCACTCCGATAGGAGGCCAGAGCGACAAGACGATAGATGCGAGGTTCGGGTCCCCATTGATGGTGGAACCGGGAACGTACCTGCACATCATCCTGAAGATGCCGGTGGCGACCGCTACTGCATCACAGATCATTCGTGGAGTGGTCCAGATAAACGGATACTTCGAATAACAGAGCCTCGATCATGAACATTGTCATAAAGAGCGGGAGCTCCACGGACGAAGTCGAAGTGCGAGGTGATGGGAACGTCATGGTCAACATTACCGATGACGTCGCCGCGTCCGGGTATGTCATGGTGGCATCGGAACTGGATTCCGGTAGCATAACCGGTACAAGGATATTGAGGCAGGCCAATTCCAGTCAGGACTTCAGGAGGACAGGTGGGGTGGATTCCATTCTATGGAATGATTCGTACAATCATGGTCAATTCAACTCATCGAAATACAAAGGCGGCTTGTCGGGTCAGACGTTCGGGTTCACGAACGGATCGTTGATATTCAACGCAAGCGCATCGACCACATTGGGTCATTACTCAACGGTAAGTACATATCGGACTTTTCCTTTGTACATGAATGCACCCACATACGTGGCATTCACGGTCATGTTCTCGGGGTCGCTGCAAAATAACAGCGTGATGGAATTCGGTGTGGGACACGCCGTGTCGGCGGTCACCCCTACGGATGGCGTCTATTTCAGGGCGTCCGGTTCAAGCATCCATGCGGTGATAAACTACAATTCGAACGAGTCGTGGGCATACAATGTCTTTTCGCCGGTATCCGGGGAGTTCAATGATTATCTCATCGCTATCACGGAAGATCATGCGGAGTTCTGGGTGAATGACACGTTGCGCGCTTCTGTCAGCAGACCTGCAACGACAGGTGGTACCGTAATGAGCAATTCCGTTCCCTTGTTGATGCGGAGCTACAATACCGGAACGGTGTCATCACCTGTGCAGATGGCAATAACGAACGCATGCATCGCAACGGGTGATATAAAAAGGAGCAAGCCGTGGGTCCAAACCATGGTTTCCTTGGGCCAGTCATCTATTTCGAACTTCGATGGACAGCAACCGGGCATGTCGGCGAACTTCGCAAACAGCGCGGCCCCATCCACCATAACCAATCTGAGCAATAGCGCGAACACGCAGAGCATCACGCTAGGAGGTCAGTTCCAATTCGGACAGATCGCAGGGTCGGAAACCGATCTCATCGTGTTCTGTTACGCGAATCCCACGGGAAGTACGACCAGTCCAGCGAAGAATTTCATGGTAACGGGGGTGGATATCAGTTCGTACAATATGGGCGACACGAACGGCGTAGCTCCTATCGTATTGATGTGGAGCATCGGCGTAGGGGGCACCAGTGTAGACCTGACAACGCCAGACTCCGACACCAGCGGTTCACGGTCCGCCAGAAGGCTTTGTCTGGGCGTGCAGACGATAGCGGGAAGCGCGCCAATTGGCGCCAATTGCAACAGGGTCATATCGTCCCAATTCGCCGCTCCACTTTTGGTGGAACAAGGGACATATCTACATATCATCCTGAAGCTCCCGGTGTGTACGATGACGGTGGCGCAGATAATAAGAGGCACGATAGCCGTTAACGGATATTTTTACTGATGTCGTACGCAACGGGTTCCACCATATATGAGCAGGTCGTTTCCTTGGACCAGAACAACGTCGCGGTTTCCGGGGCCACGTTCGACACGGTCCTCTACCGCGATGGAGCCGTTTCTGCCACGTCGGTGACCGTCGCTTTGTTGGATGCCACGCGCGGCGTGTTCCGCGCTTCCTTCGTTCCGACCTTATATGGTTCGTACCAGTTGTACATGCGCAACTTGAGCACCGACGTGGTGTTCATCGGAGGTCCGTACGATGTCGCAAGCGGCTCCACCGGAGGGGGTCAGACCATCGAGGTCTACGTCGGACTCTGAGCCATGATGCTGCTATTCAGTGGTTTCCGTGAACTGGAAGCTATTTATGGGATACCCCACAAGGGTTTTGCATGGCTAGAATAAAGAGAAATTGGGAAACTGCATCCAAAAGAGAGAAAGACGAAGAGTGGCTCAAGTGCGCCCTTGACCCGATCCATTTCATCGACAATCATGGCATTGCGCAGAACGTCGTCACCAACACGTTCGGGGAGATCGAATGCTTCCCCTACCAGCGGAGGGTCATCAACGAATATCTTGAGAACTCCCACAATATAATCCTGAAATCACGGCAAACAGGGCTCAGCGTAATAACGGCCGCGTACGTCGCATGGCGCTTGATGTTCAAGCCGAACGAACGCATATTGATCCTCGCCAACAACGGCAACGGCGCCAAGCGTTTCTTGGAGTATGTCAAGACGTTCATCAATGCCCTTCCATCCTTCCTTCAACCTATGAACGGTCATAAGGACGGACGCACCAAGTGGAACGACACCATGATCAAGTTCTCCAACGCGAGCTGGGCGAAATCCGTAGCCGCTTCGCCGCAGGCCGGACGGGGAGAGCAGCTTTCGCTGGTGATCCTCGATGAGTTCGCCTTCGTGGAGAACGACAAATCCATCTGGACCAGCGTATCGTTCGCCCTCTCGATGTCCAAGGGGGATTGCATCATGATATCCACTCCGCACGGTTCGGGTAACGAATACCATTCCAACTGGGTGGAGGCCGAGAAGGGAACAGGAGCCTTCAATTCCATCCGCGTGCATTGGTCCGAGAACCCAAGCTGTTCGATCGGCATGAAACAGATCAAGGAGAAAGGCAAGATATCCTTCTGGAGCCCATGGTATGAGGACCAGAAACGTTTGTTGAAGTACGATTCCGCTTTGATCGCCCAAGAGTTGGACCTGTCCTTCCTCGGTTCGAAGTTGCTTGCGGTGGACGAGAGCATCATTGTGGACCATCGGGACAAGATCGTCGATGGCGACATCAAGCCTATTTCCTATTTCGATCATAAGTTCCGCCGGTTCGTCAAGGAGAAGAACGAGTTCTGGGTATGGCGGGAGCCGGAGGCCGGGGCGCAGTACATCATCGGAGGGGACGTCGCGCGCGGCGACGGAAAGGATTACAGCACGTTGCAGGTACTCAATGTGGAGACCATGGAGCAAGTGGCCGAATATCAAGGAAAGATCGACCCCGACCTTTTTGCTGATGTGATCAACGCCGTGGGTATCGCCTACAACAATGCCTTCGTGGTGATCGAGTGCAACTCCTTCGGCCTCGCTACTACTTACAAGTTGACGCGTCGCTTGGGTTATAAGAAAGTGTTCTATAGCAAGAGCATCAAGAAGATCCATGTGCGTCCGACGGACTACGAGGACTTCGTGGTGGACCAGAACGAGTCCATTCCGGGGTTCCAGACCACGTCCCAGTCGAAGGTCATGGTGGTGGACGCCGTCCGAAGGACCATGCGGGAGAACGGTATCCACATCAATTCCATGCGTACCATGAACGAATTCTCCACGTGGGTCATGGAGAGCGTGTCGGCGGACCGCGTGGTGGCGAGCGCCGAGCCGGGTTACAACGATGACCTCATCATGGCCTTGGGCATCGCCATTTACATCCGGGAGACCGAATACAGCAACATCGTGGTGAGCAAGGACGTGGCCCGGGCGATGCTCGACGCCTTCACCATGTCGACCAACTCCCTGTATTCCCCGCGCACCACCGTGCATCAGAATGCGATCGAAGAAAAGGAGCGACAAGAGGCGATGAAGAAACAACAAGGGCTCTTTCTGTACCGCGATGGTCAGGAGGACAATAACGATGACGACCTGAGCTGGCTCATGGGCTGATGGGCTTCGTTTTCGGAGTGCAATAATTGATATTGGAAAAGATGGCTGACAACAAGGACAAGAACATATTCACGGGACTTTTGGACGTCCTCAGGAAACAGAAGGGTCTGGACGCCGCTCCCGTTGGTTCCAACACGGTATTCGACGCCAAGGGCGCCACCAGCCGCGAGGACATGCAGCAGCAGTTCCTCAACTGGCAGGTCCAGAAGGTCTCCAACGACCTCTATGGACGTCCCGTCTACTTTGATGCCGAGCGCATCAGCGCCTATCAGGATTACCGGGCGATGGACCATTCGCCCGAGGTGCATCAAGCGCTCAACATCATGCGCGACGAATGTCTCACCCCCAATGAGTTCGGGGAGATCCTTCAGGTGTACTCCGATCAGGAACGCATCAAGGAGGCGCTCAAGGACCTGTTCACCAACAAGCTCAACGCGAACTACATGCTCAAGTTGTGGATCCGCGAGATGCTCAAGTACGGGGACCACTTCGTGCAACTGAGGATCGACAGGGATCACGGCGTCATCGACGTGCTCAACCTTCCCACCGCCGAGGTGCAGCGCGAGGAGGGATACGATGAAGACCTCGGATCGGTGCGCTTCCGTTGGGAGGGCGCCAAGAACATCTACTTCGAGGAATGGCAGGTGGCGCATTTCCGTTTGATGGAGAACAGCGAAAATTTACCTTACGGATTGAGCGTGTTGAACGCTGCAAGGAAGACGTGGAAACAGTTGCAACTGGCTGAGGATTCCATGTTGGTTTATAGGCTTTGTCTGGCGGGCGATACACGCATCAAGACCGATAACGGATACAAGTACATCAGGGATATCCGAGATGGGGATAGCGTTGTCACCTTCAATACCGACAAGAGCGTCGAGTACACCAAGGTTGTCCATCAGGTCAACAACGGAAAGAAGAAGGTACTTCGAGTTCGTTCGAAGACCCACGAGCTCGTTTGTACCGAGACCCATCCCATCCTTGTGCATGAGAACGGCGTGTTCCACTATGTGGAGGCGCAACACCTTGTTCCGAAGCATCATCAATTGATCAATGCTGACCTGTTGCAACTACCTGTTGTAAGCAAGAAGATCGATACGGAATTCGGAGTTCGCTTTGCAATGCTGAATGAAGAGGGAAGGCGGACGTTCCGCAACATGCCCAATGGTTGGAAGTTGGCGAAAGAGCGCGAGGTCGCCAAGAGTACGGGATATGTCCAGAATAGGGTGCATCAATTCTTGTACACCGAAAGCAAGAGTATACCGGTTGATATTGCCGAAGTGGTATGCGAGGAATTCGGTTTGGACAAAACACTTCTTGTAGAACACGAGAAGGGACTCAACAAGGTGTATGAGTCGTCATCGATCCCGGAATATGTTGATGCTGACTTTGCTCGTTTGTTCGGCTTCATGCTGGGTGATGGGTTCGTGACCAAAAACATGATTGGATTCGCTGAAGGAACCGATGAATGGGTGAACCAAGAATATTCGTCCTTGCTCAAGAAGTACTTTGGTAAGGTTCGATATGAGGCGGACAAAAGGGAAGGGAAGAGGTATGGCAAGTATGTGGTGAGTTCCACCATCGCCGTGAGGATCTTCGAAGGATTGGGATACATTCCCGGAGCGCACAATAAGCGAATTCCAAAGTGGGCATTTCAAGCGGAGCCGGAAGTGCGCAAGGCCATGGTGCTTGGTTTCTCCGATGCGGATGGATGCGAGCGGTTCACGAAGTCAAAACAAAAGAGTTGGTTCTCCACCATTGAGATCTGCAACAAACCATTGTTGGAGGATCTCAAGGAGCTGTGGAGTTCCCTTGGGTTGTCATCCGGACATATTTCTACTCGTAAGAAAAAAGAGAGATATGTCGAAAGCATGGGTCGAACCATGAAAGCAACGACTGCCTATTCAATGACAATATCGGAGTTACCGCTACCGATGTACGAAAATGTTTGGTCGGTGGAACCGGCAGGCGAAGAAGAGGTATACGATATTTCAGTGGAAAGTGACAACCACAACTTCATAACTACTTCATTTCCAGTCCATAACACGCGCGCACCGGACCGGAAAGTTTTCTACGTGGAAGTAGGCAATCTTGATGTGGCGGATATCGGTCCGTACATACAGGCGATGCAGAAATCCGTGAAGAAGGCACCCACGGTGGACATGCGCAATGGACAGCGCGAATACAAGTACAACCCGCAGAACGTGACGGAGGACTACTTCCTGCCGGTGCGTGGGGAACACCACTCGAAAATTGACACACTGCCGGGTGCTTCAAATATGTCAGATATCGCTGATTTACAGTACCTCGAAAACAAACTCTTCTGCTCCCTCGTGGTGCCGAAGGCCTATCTGAACTTCTCCGAAGGCCTTCAAGGCGGCACCACGTTGTCCCAGTCCGACATCCGTTTCGCGCGCACCATCATCGGTTTCCAAGAAGTGGTGCTGATGGAGCTCAGAAAGATCGCGAAGCTCCATTTGTACATCCTCGGGTTCAAGGACGAATACGAGAACTTTACGCTCAAGCTCAACAACCCATCGACGCAAATGGAGTTGATGAAGCTGGAGATCATGAAGGCGCGTCTTGAGGTGGCCAAGGAATGGCACAGCATGGACGCGAATTCGTTCGCTTCTTGGACGTGGGTGATGGAGAACATCATGAGCTTCTCCAAGAACGACATCAAGAAGATGCTCATGCAGAAGAAGGTCGAGAAGAAGCTCTTTGCGGAGATCGACGCGGCTCCCGAGACATACCGCAAGACCGGCATATTCAAGGCGCTCGACAATCGCTACGAGATTGCGGGCGCCGACCCCAACGGCGGCACGGGTTCCGAGGAAGGAAGCGGCGAAGGCGGCGGCTTCAACGCCTCCAGCGCTCTGGATGGCGGAGGCGGCATGGATAGCGGAATGGACGCAGGAATGCCCGACATGGGCGCCGACGCCGAGGCTCCGGCCGATCAAGCTCCGCCCGCAAGCGCTGGAGGCGACTCCGCCCCCGACATGGCCCTCGGCGAGGGGCGCATCGCAAAGAACCGATTGGAGAGCATGGTGGACGAGCTTTTCGAGGACGACATGAAGGAGCAAGCCGAGAAGGTGATCCTAGAGAAGGAAAAACATGCGATCGTCGACAAGGGGACCCAATTGGTCCGCAACACGAGGTCTCTGTTCGACGTCTTGGAGAAGAAATTCGGTATGCCATCATCGTTGGACATCCGGCGCCGCCAGAACGTCATTCGAGAAGCAAGGTTGGTGGAGGACAACGATAATCCTTTGCTCCGCAGCTACAACGAACAGGTGCGCGTCCATGCCGAGCTGGTGGAGGACGTCGAGCACATCGAGGTGGTGTCCGATGATGTCGATGCGGCCGAGGATATCGATGAAGGCCAGATAAACGATGAAGCCGATAGCGAACGTCAATGACAACCACAGGGCGCTCCTCGACTGGTGGAACATCAAACTGCTCATGGAGGACATCGAGGAGGACATGCTGAAGTTTTACGGACCCAGCAAGATCCGCAAGGCCGGGGTGCGCGCCAGAAGGTCCATGAAGAAGATGATGAAGGACCTCGACGTGGTGCGCCGGAAGGTCAACAAGCAGCGTCAGGACTACGAGAGCGAATATTGATTTGGCGGCGGGAATGATTTTTGTTATCTTTGTTTCATGAACGAAAAAATGTACATCGGGGATCCTGTAAAGACGGCCGAAAAACAGTCGAGATTGTCCAGCGCGCTCGACAGGCTGAGAAGTTACAATTCTAACTTGACGGATATTCGCGGCCGTCTGTTCGCAATGCACGAAAAGGCGGCGGGTCCTGAGGTCGGCGAAGATTCTATCGGCGACCCGAAGCCCATACCGTCGGGCACCATCGGTACGATGGAAGATCTATTGATGGAGATGGGAAGGAAGATCGATCACATCAATGTGACGCTCAGCAAACTGGAACAAACATTCTGATGGGGTCGAAGGGGGCGTACGTAGTTGTGGACTGCGAGGCCGATGGTCCCATTCCTCACGATTATTCCATGGTGTGTTTCGGCGCCGTTGTCGTTACGCCCGAGTTGGACCGTACGTTCTACGGCGAAGTGAGACCCATATCGGAGAAGTGGGACCCGAGAGCGCTCGCGATAAGCGGCATTTCCCGCGAAACACACGAGACATTCGATGAGCCGGAGGATGTCATGCGAGCGTTCAAGACGTGGCTTGATGAGACCGTCGAGGGCAGGCCTATATTCATTTCGGATAACAACGGATTTGATTGGTCGTTCATGTGCTGGTATTTCCATCACTTCATTGGAGAAAATCCTTTCGGCTATTCAAGTCGTCGTATTGGAGACTTGTATTGCGGAATGAAAATGGATCCATTCGCTCAGTGGAAACATTTACGCGTAAGTCCTCACAATCATCACCCGGTCTCGGACGCAAAAGGAAACGCAGAAGCTCTTTTGAAGATGCGCGAAATGGGATTGAAATTCCCCATGAATGTCAAGCCATTAGTGAACAAGATAAGTTGACGAAACTGCTTTGCGTGGGTATTTATATTCATGCGAAAGGAGAAAGAAACAGTGCCATTTACGTATCTGGTAAAATGCAAGGCCACCAATCAAGTTTACTACGGGTCAAGGACCGCAAAAGGATGCTCGCCGTCCGATCTGTGGACGACCTATTTTACGTCTTCGAAGAGGGTGAAGGCGTTGATCGAGCAATTCGGAAAGGAGCAGTTCGAGACGGAGATACGAAAGATATTCTCGGACAAGAATGACGCCATAGTTTGGGAGTCCACCGTTTTAAGGCGGCTGAACATCCCCGTCAAAAAAGAGCTATGGTTGAACAGGCGCATAGTCCAACACAACTACATATGGGATGATGAGATGCGCAAAAAGCTGTCCGATAAACTTAAAGGTGGAACCATACCGGAAGAGGTGAAGGAGAAAATCAGGAAATCTCATTTGGGTGTGAAGTTGAGCAAAGAACATATTGCTGCGATAAGT